ATTTTATTTATTGTGCTATGCTTGATTTATGAAAAAGATAAAATTTTTAAAAAGTACAGAACATTCAGGAGTGACGGGCCATAGCCCATCTCCTTCAAAAAAAAATATACCAGAATGGTATAAAAAAATGCATAAATACATGGGAAAAGGGCTTACACTGGATGGTTCTGGAAATCCAAATCTTACAATAAAAGCTTGTCCTCCATTTTTAGATTCTATGATGAGTGGTTACATGATTTGCACTGAGTCTGACTTATACGTGTCCTGGAACGATGGGGAGCCATGGATTGAGTGGAAAGCTTTGGTAAACCTGGTTTCGACTCATGAAAAAGAACAGATTGTTTCTAACCAAGTTCCAGATGGATTTAGTGATCAGCCAATGAAATTTAATAATTTATGGCAAATAGTAACCCCCAAAGGCTATTCAACAATGTTTACTCATCCACAGAACAGGACAGACTTGCCTTTTTACACTATTTCTGGAATTGTAGAAACAGACACCTACAAAAGCGTAATCAACTTTCCTTTTTTTATTAAAAAAGATTTTGAAGGAATTATCCCAGCGGGAACTCCAATAGTTCAGTTGCACCCATTTAAAAGAGAGTCCTGGAAGATGGAGTTAGGACAAGCCGATCAAAAAGAAATTTTTGAAAGCCAAGTTAAGCTAAATCAAAAAATTATAGGTGGGTATAAATCACAATGGTGGCGAAGAAAAGAATACAGCTAATGTGCTAAAATAGACATGGAGAAAACATGTCTAATCCTTCTAATTTATATGCAGAAAAAGTCTTTGCTGAACATCCCCTCGCTTTGTGGGCATTAGATGATCAGTCAGACTATATTTCTCTAATTTCTGAAACACAAAGAGATTATACAACCTGGACAATATCTGGGGGTACGATATCTGAAGAAACTCAACCAGTAGACGCTCCATTCGTGAATAGCTTTGTAGCGGAAGCACTTGGAAACACAATTCCCTCACCCCAGTATGGGCAAATAGTTTTAACCAGCCCAGATATTATAGATATAAATGAGCTTAACGCTACCTACGAAACTTTTTCTATAGGTGCTTACTTTTATTCTGACAACGCCTTTATATCTTCCTTACAAGTCGGGTACCAATATTACGACAGCTCGCTGGGCCAATATGTTCTTGTAGAGGATACCGCAGAAAACAAGGCATCAGGACTAAGCCCAACAATGAAGGCAGCAAACATTTCAGCAGCAAATGCATGGATATTTGTGTCAGACACATTCTCCCCACCGATAGACTCTGGGGCCATTCAGCTTGTTCTTAAAATAGATTATCTAGGTGGGGCAAGCACCCCAGAAGAAAACAAGTTTTATATTAACGGAGTTAGCTTCGGGCAATGGGCAGAAGAGTTTTCGGCAACATCCTTGGGCCAAGAGGCAATAGATTTGCCATCGGACATAGCCTTGTCAGCCTCTAAAGTTATACCAGCAGACGCATACGGATTGCAAGAAAATCCAGGGTATTACTTTGTAAAAGACAACTTTTTTATGGCAAGAAACGCTGGTATACCACTTGTATATGGTGCATCAAATGTGACTACAATATTTAGCAATGGAGACCTTCCGTCTTTAATTGTTCCTGGAATGGGAATGCTAAATGAGGTAGGTAGGTTTAAAGAATATACCCTTGAAATGTGGCTAAGGGTAAATCCAGAAACAACAGAATATAGACGTATTTTTGGACCAATAGCTTCTGAAGATGGTCTGTACGTAAACGGACCGTTTTTAACCCTTAAAATAGGAGATAACCTAAACTCTCATTATGTAGGAGAATGGTTTAGGCCAATGCTCATACATGTTGAAATTATTCAGGATTCTGTTAGCATGCTCGTAAATGGAGAGCAGGTGTTTTCTGCAGAAATAGATACCGCAAACCTTTCCCTGCCTTCGGAATTTGACAGCAACAATAAAAGCCAGGATTGGCTAGGATTTTACGGACACGACGACGTTTACCCAATAGATATTGAATCAATCGCTATCTATCCTTATCAGGTGCCAACTATTCTTGCAAAAAGAAGATGGGTGTTTGGTCAGGGTGTGGAGTTTCCAGAAAACATTAATGCTTCTTACAGCGGCACATCTGTGCTGATGGACTACCCATTTGCAAACTATGCAAATAATTACAACTATCCAGACATAGGTAGATGGGAGCAAGGTGTCGTAGAAAACTTGGACACAGATGGTGGCAGGCTGTCTTCACCAACATATCAGCTACCAGATATTGTATTTGACAATAAGACATCCGAGGCATGGTTTGACGAAATTGAAGCGGCACAGGATGAAGATGCTCCATTCATAACACTATTCCCAAACACTAACTGGGATGAAACCAATGGCCATCTATTTTTTAACACATTTAACTTTTTGTTAAATGGCACTAGAGCTTTTTATGCAACCTTTAAAGAGGACTCTTCTGTTACTGAAAGTCAGACACTTATTTATATTCAGGATAGATCCACAACCAATTACTTTGAAGCAATTGTTAATCCTTCTAGCAACACAATCGAGTACATAGTGAACTACGGGGGAGAAACAGAAACCATCTACACGACCCCCAGAAACCCTGCTGGAGAGGATTTCGTGGCAGGATTAGAGATTAGAAGGGCTTCAAACTTCTTCGGAGGAAAGTTAGCTGCTTTCTTTGGAAAAACATCATCTCTTTCTATGTATGTCGGTGGTAGGCCAGACTTTACGCAAACGTTCAGGGGTAAAATTTATAATGTAGGGCTTTCTACTGAAAAGAACATACAGGCTATTTTGCCTAACTTTGAATCATCTGGAATACCTTTAGAATATGACGATGTGTTTGATCTTTTTGAACAAGACGATACCATTGAGTATGACGGTGGAGACAATTATTTCGGCAACGATGCATCATTCTTTGACGAGGTTATTGACGGAGGAGACCCTCCAACACTTTTGCCATCTGTTCCAGTTCAGAAAATTCCAGATCACTTAGCAAGCTATTTATTTGCACCAACCTCATACTTTGGCAAGTACGCCTTTGACGTAAAGGCACAGTCATCATGGGAAGACTACGTACCACTGTCTTATTTTGGAAAATATGTTACAGATGAGCAAGGCCTACAGTATTACGATGTTGACTTTATTCAGTTTAATATAGATTACCCCTTCTTTGAGATTGTGTCGGGGGATACTTATGACACCTCAAACAATGACGTTAGAACATACATATCCTTTCAGTACCTTGCAGATGGTGCCAACGCTGCATCTTCAAGCTTTACAACGACATATGAAGCACCATCAAATAACGTTGTCTCTCCAGGAACAGACTGGCTAAATACTAAGTACGAGGTAGTGGACGGCACGGTGATATACCTTCCACAAGGTGTGTCATTTGATAGCCTGGCCCTAGTAGTTCACGTAGAGATGAGTGTAGAAGGTGTATCGAATACACCAATATCTATTAGGTCCTTAAAGCTCAGCTCTCAATCTCTTAGCTCTTCCTCGCCAAGTGCAGTTGGAAGTAGGTTCGGAGTTCCGATTTACCCATTTAAAAAATCAGGAGTATATTTTAACTATAAGTCAGAAAATCCATACACCATTTACAAGGGAAGCACCCCATACCTATACCTAACCCGTAACAGCGGAATTCAGGTGAGAGGTGACTTTGATGAAAATATTAGTCGTGGATTATCAATTCCAGTAAACCAGGGACTTTCTGCAGACTATAGGGTCATTGCAGCTCAGATGGCAATGAGGTATGATAAAGATCAATTCCCAGCTCAGAAAACCGAGCTGTTTGAAATACAAAGTAATAATCAGTATATAAAGTTTTACATTGAGCCAGTCGGCTCTAGTAGGAAAAGAGCAAGAATTATTGCTTTTAACGCAAACACAAATGCCCTAGAAACAGGTATATCTTTTTACTGGAACGGAAAGCTTGTTCGTAATCCAATATTAACTGCAAAAGAGTGGGGAATGCTAGGCATAGGATTTGCAAATATCTTAAACTTTGATAATTTTGCGGGAGCAATTAGACTGACAGGTCCAGTTGTATTTAACAATATTTCTCACTACCAATCAACAAACCTACAAGAAGTTCAAAACGTAACCACACGTCCTTGGCTAAGGGTTAAATTCTTGGGAGTTTCTGAGCTAGACTGGGCATTCTGGGAGTCAGCATATACTTGGGAAGATGTGCTAATTGTTGCATCTACAAGTTATTACGGGGTAGATCCTGGAGATATTTACGAAACATATACTGGTACAAACAAGTTTGTAGTTGATGACTCTAGAGAATTTAAGCTTAGCGAGTACGAATACACATACAGAAACGACATTGTTGTACAGAGCCGTACCATAACACCCGTTTAATGTGCTATAATGGTTACCATGAGTAACAAATCCAAAAAACTAAAAGGGCAAAGGATGCCTGGGCAGGTTGGCGATGCCACCATAACCATGATGGATAAGCAATATACATGGGGCGTATATGTTTGGATTAAGTCAAATGGAAAACCATTTACAGACGGGAATCAGAACGTACTGAACATCCCCTCGCACAGAGGTGACCAAGTTCAGATTGAGAAACTCCGCAAAGAGGCAGAGTATCTAGGAGAAGGCGACGGTAGGGCAGAATTTTACGCTGGTGTCGCAAGAGTAAGTGATGAAGAATACTCAGAGCAGCTAGACAGAATGAAAAACGGAGAGCTATTGCTCAACGACCTCGGAGCTGTTATTGACGCAAAGAAAACTATTGATAAGTACGGTGACGAAGAATAATGAGCGACGAGCAGAGAATTTTTGTAAAAACGGATGATCTTCCAGCACAAGACAATACGTTTAAGCAGCAGGACCCATTTAACAAGTCCTGGGATGACCTAAAGGTATTGAATGGGCTTGACTCTAACTTTAAGCGTAGGACAACCAGATTTGTAAAAAATTACAATGAGTCCACGCAGGTAGCTACCAACGTTGATACCAACGACAGGCGTTACCTAGAAAGTGCATCAGCAGTCAGCACTGGACGTGACGGAACATATTCAAAAGAGATTAATCCTGGAGATGTATATCGTAATGGCTATGGTCTATTCGATGTAATTACTCCACCCTGGAACCTATACGAACTAGCAAACTTTTATGACACATCGTTTGCTAATCACGCAGCTATTGATGCAAAGGTAGAAAACATCGTGGGCCTTGGATACGATTTTGAAACATCAGAAAGCACCATGCTCCGTCTTGAAACTGTAATGAACGAGGAGCAGCAGTCAAGAGCTAGAACTAGAATCGAAAGAGCACGAATTGAGCTACGTTCTTGGATGGAAAGTCTAAATGATGATGACTCATTTACAAATACAATGATGAAATTTTATACCGATGTTCAGGCGACTGGAAACGGTTACCTAGAGGTCGGAAGAACCACAACTGGTGAAATTGGATATATAGGTCACATCCCCTCTACCACAATGCGTGTTAGAAGAAAGCGTGACGGCTTTGTTCAGATTATTGGAAACAAGGTTGTGTACTTCCGTAACTTCGGGGCAACTAACAAAAATCCCGTAACCACAGACCCACGCCCAAATGAGATTATTCACTTTAAAGAATACTCCCCTCTAAACACTTTCTATGGTATCCCAGACATTATGTCTGCCGTTACCTCTTTGCAGGGTGATCAGTTAGCATCACAGTACAACATTGACTATTTTGGTAACAAGGCTGTGCCAAGATATGTAGTTACCGTAAAGGGTGCAAAGCTAACAGAGGACGCAGAAGACAAGCTGTTTAGATTCTTGCAGACAAGTCTAAAGGGGCAGTCACACAGAACCCTCTACATCCCACTTCCTGGGGATACAGAAAACAATAAGGTTGAGTTTAAGATGGAGCCAATCGAGAGCGGCGTCCAAGAGGCATCGTTTAAAGAGTATCGTAAGCAGAATCGTGACGACATATTGATTGCTCATCAGGTACCCCTGTCAAAAATTGGCGGTAGCGATGCATCAAACATCGCATCAGCATTGGCACAAGACAGGACATTCAAAGAGCAGGTAGCAAGACCAGCTCAGAAAAATCTAGAAAAGATAATCAATAAGGTTATTAGAGAAAAGACAGACATTCTAGAGTTTAAGTTCAAAGAACTAACCCTTACAGATGAGATTGCTCAGTCTCAAATCCTAGAGCGTTACGTAAAGAATCAGATCATGGTTCCGAACGAAGCACGACAGGCTTTGGGACTTCCCCAAAGACCAGATGGAGACGATCCATTTATTATGGGGGCAAAGCAAGCAGCAGATGCAAGGGCAAATGGAAATAGACAGAGAGATGCAGAAAGGTCAAATAACCAGTCAGATGGACAAGCTACAATCAGTGGGCGTAATGCTCAGGGTGAAGGCAGATCATCTGAATAAAGTTACAAAATTGTAACTTTTTACAAAAATGGTGTATATAATTATAGTGTATGACTATATCAAAAGCTACATGGGCTACTGACGGAGACAACCTCCGTTTTGCAGTACCATTCTCAAAGGTAGATAAAGAGAGGCGTATCGTCTCAGGATTTGCCACACTCGACAACGTGGACAAGCAAAATGATATAGTTACCACAGATGCAAGCCTGAAAGCGTTTTCAAAGTTTAGGGGTAACATCCGTGAAATGCACCAGCCATCAGCTGTTGGCAAAATGGTAGATTTTAAAGAAGATAAGTATTTTGATGTAGACACAAAGAAGTTCTACAGTGGGGTTTATGTTTCTGCCTATGTCTCAAAGGGTGCACAGGATGCCTGGGAAAAGGTTCTTGACGGAACATACACAGGATTTTCCATTGGCGGTAAGATGAACAAGTGGGACGACGCATATGATGAGAAGTCCGACGCAACTGTCAGGGTAATTAAAGACTACGACCTCGTAGAGCTTTCTCTGGTAGACAATCCCGCCAACCAATTCGCAAGCATTATGGCTATTGAAAAGAATGCTGACGGACAAAACGTTATTACTGGAGAGGTTGCAGAAACAACCTTAGAAAATGTATTCTGGGACAAGGAGTCAGGCATCGTAATCCTATCTGAAAAGGATTCTGCAGTTAGCCCTGTTAGTGGCTCCCAAATGGAAAACATAGGTTTCGTTGAAAAATCAGATGACGAAAAAACAGAAATGATAAAATTCTTAGTTGATAGTGCTAAGGGCATTGACACTAAGATTAACAAGGAGGTAAGTCCTATGACTGACAATACAGAAGCAGTAACTGAAGATGTTGCTGTAGAGAAATCAGAAGAGGTCGCTCCAGAGGCAGATGCCACCATCGAGACTGAGGTCGAGAAAGCCGAAGCCACAGACGAGTCAGAGAAGTCAATGCATGGAGACATGCACGACGAGGAAGACAAGAAAAAGTCTATGGATGAGGAAGAAGAGAAGATGGACAATGGCGAGGAAGAAGACGAGGAGATGAAGGGGTACAAGGAAAAGGAAAAGTCAGAGACTATTTCCGAAACCGAGACCGCTGTCGAAAAGTCTGAAGACGAGTCAGAGGTATCTAAGTCAGATGAGGTTGCTGCTCAGGTAGCAGATATTAAAGACAGCCTTGCCACAGCCTTTAGCGATCTATCAACTGTTGTTAAATCCCTTAATGAGGAGATTGCAGAGTTGAAGAAGTCACTTGGAGATGCAACAACCAGCCTAAACGAGCAGATTGATTCTGTCAAAAAGGATGTTGTAAACGCTCAAGAGTCTTTTAACGAGTTTGGAAAGAGGGTTGACGCAGTAGAAGCTGATACCGCTTTCCGTAAATCTGGCGATCTAGGCGAGATCGTTCAGGAAGTTCAGATGGAAAAGTCTGAGCAATCCCTATGGGGCGGTCGTTTCCTCAAAACTGCCGACTTATTTAATTAAGAAAAAATCACTTAGGAGGTGAAAAATGTCGGAAGAGATTAATAAAAACTATCCAGGAACTGGGGACAATGAGGTTAACGCTCAGGGTTCTTTTGCTTCTGGAGGAATTGGCGGAGTAACTGACCCAGGTGCTGACACACTTGGCAACATTCCTACCGCTCAATTTGGTATTACAAGTGGTCCTAATGCCGTAAATCCTTCGGGTGATGCTGGCAGCGGAATTCTCCGTCCAGAGCAGGCACGTCGATTTATCGACTATGTTTGGGACGGAACTGTTCTCGCCAAAGATGGTCGCAGAGTTACCATGCGTGCAAACACCATGGAGCTTGAAAAAGTAAATGTTGGTGAGCGTGTTATTCGTGCGGCTAACCAGGGTGACCCTACATACACAAATGCAGGTGCACAGTTCACAAAGGTTGAGCTGACTACAAAGAAGATCCGTTTGGATTGGGAGGTATCAGCAGAGGCACTTGAGGACAACATCGAGGGTGCAGCACTGGAAGACCACCTAGTACGCTTGATGACCAATGCATTTGCAAATGACATCGAGGACCTGGCCATTAATGGTACAGGTGACACAAATGACGGTGACTTCTTGGGCATCATGGAGGGATTTGTTCCCCGTGTTACAGGATCTGGAAGCAATGCACACGAATCTGTAGTTACAGTTACAGACGACGCATGGACTCCAGAGGTAATGCAGGACATTATCCTTGCAATGCCACGTAAGTACCGTGCTCTAAAGAACAACCTAAAGTTCTACGCTGGAACAGACGCATTCCAGGGCATCGTAAAGAACAATGGTACCCTTGCTGACGCTATTGCTGAGGCATTTGCTGGTACCCCAGGTGGAACAGAGCAGAACCGCCAGCAGTACCTAGACGGAGTAGGCCAGACCTTCGGTGCAACACGCACCACCCGTGTACTAGGTATTGACGTAATGGAGGTTCCATACTACCCATCAGGTTACGTTGACCTAACATTCCCAAGCAACCGTATTTGGGGATTCCAGCGTGACATCACTGTAAACCGTGAGTATGTGCCCAAGAAGGACACAATCGAGTACACCGTATTCGTTCGCTTCGGTATTCAGTGGGAGGAAGAAGACGCAGTAGCATACGCAGACGCAGCTTCTGATAGCTAATTCCTTATCGCATGTTTGAGAGGGGCAGGGCACACACGCCCTGTCCCTTTCTACATATCTGATATAATTTAATAAGGAGGAAATAAATGGCAAATACAAAGAAAAGTACAAGCTCTAAAAAAACTAAGGCTACAAAGCCAGTACAAAAAGAGCAAGAAAACACTCTAATTACAGCTGCTTCACAAAGAAAAACACCTAAAACTGAAAAAGATGTAGTTGGTCAACTTGATAGCGGTGCTATTGGGGTTACAACACAAAAGATTCAGCCTAAAAAAGTTGCTTCCAGTGATAGCAAGACTTCTGCAAAAAAGAAGGCAGACAAGGTCGCTATCTACTCTGAGCGAAACGTTAGCTGGACAGAGGTGGGCAAGGTATACAGGGGCTACAATATTGTTACACAAGCCCAGGCAGACAAATGGCTTACACGTAGTCACTGCCGACTTGCTACTCCAGAAGAGGTAGCAAAAGAATTTGGAAAAGAGTAATTAAATGCAAATACTGAGAGTCTCACCGTATGACTTATCTGTAGTTTTAGAGGTATCCGCAGCCTCAACAGAATACGACTACACAATAACTGATTTAGCAGACAACTCCAGTCTGGCTTTGTCTACTACATCTAACTCAGACTCTCAGGTCGAAATACCGCTCTCCGCAGAATTCGACACAAGTTATTTGATAGAAATTGACGGCGAAGAGGCCGAGGTAGAGGTCGTAAGACCCTATGTAGATCCTAACCTACAGGCAAGTTCTGCATCAGATGTAGCAACTTATCGTAAAAACGAAGAATTAGCCAGGGCCGTAATTGACTCTATCATTAGTCAAGGGTTTTACTATAAGAAGCATGTCCTACAGACCACTGGCCTAGGTGCAGATTATCTGCCTTTGTGGTCAAACGCTAAGAAAATCTTGCAGGTATATGAAAACAATGTGCTTATATATGATGCTGCAAACCCAGAAAACTATGACAGAGCTTTTGAAATTACAAAGGACAAAACAGCTATTACAGAAACTGCTACAGGAGTTAAAAACAGACTAGAGGGTGCAGCAGTACAACTGCCTTCCGCTGGCTCCGACTGGCTAGACGTAAAGTATGAATTTAAGGGATTTCCAAAAACCTTTAACTACATTATTATATTTGAAGAAGGGTATCGTAATGTTCCCTCTGACATTCAAAAAGCTACAGAGTTGCTTGTAGAAGATATATCTTGTGGAAGACTTGACTACTTTAAGAGATACATTACACAGTATGATAATGATCAGTTTAAGATTAAGTTTGACGACAGAACATTTGAGGGCACTGGAAATATAGTTGTTGACAAAATCTTGTCCAAATATGCAAAGGGTATAAGAACTCTAGGAGTCTTATAATGGACTGTAATACAAACGATTATATGTTTCCAATGAGTGCGGAAATATATTATCCAATTACAGAGGTAAATGCTTATGGAAACATTAAGCGTCAATGGGTGTTTGACAAGACAGTTCCGTGCCAGTTTGTACCAGCTGGATCAGACTCAAAAGAAGAAGTAAAGCCAGAGATCTTAATAACCCAGGACACAATACTGGTAGGCAGAGTTAAGAATGACATTCGGATGTCTCAAAGAGGAGAGCCAAATGCATTAACTAATATAATATTAACAAACATAAGAGACGGTGCCTGCAATGAGCTCTACACAGAAACAGCAGGTCCAAGAGCTGGAAAGTCCACCATATTTGAAATTGCAACACAGCAACCATACGTAGGACCTTTTGGCGGCATAGACTTTTACAAGCTTGTGATTAGGAAATCCGAAAACCAGGCAACGGACGTGTAGCATGCTAAGCGTAAGATTTGATGACGGTCAATTTGCAAAAGAAATGAATAACGTAATGCGATACGCTATTGGATTTATGG